AACAAACTCTTGTTTTCACTATCTTCATCTTTGTCTGCTTCTTTATCTCTTGATTTACTACCATTTAAAATATCTGCTGATTCATTTTGACCTTGAGATAAATCTTCAAGTGCTTTTACTGTAGGGTCTTGTGCATTTAGAATCGCTTCACTAAAAATAGCAACATCATCTCTTTTTAGTATACCCATACCTAGTAAATTTGCAAGACCATCAAATCCCATTTTAAATGTTTTATCAACACTAGCAAATCCCATTTCTAAAATTGGATTTGTGAAATTTTTTAAAATATCATCTACGTCATTAATACCTGACTTCGCAACAGCTTTAAGGTCTTGTCTTTGTATTTGTTTAGCATTAAGTATCTCAAAAATGTTACCCGCTAATAAAGATTTAGGCGTATCATTATCTCGCTCCTCTTTAAGAAGGTCTCTATTTAATGCATTACCTTTTTGTATTTCTTTTATAACTGGTGAAAACAAACTTCCCAGCCCTGTCGGGTCCATACTATCAGCCATTCCTCATCTTCCTATTTTGTTCTTCCATTTTTTTATTTTCTTCTGCAACATGTTCTACCACTAAACCTACATAAATTTCTCGTTCCCATGGTAACATATTCTCTAACTCTGTTAAAGAGTATTTATGATGTTGCATGAGTGCAAAATTACTTTTAAAGTAATTTTTTAGGCTCTCATGAGAGAGCCCTATACTAAAAAACTTTGTAGGCCCTGTAAGAGAATTTCACCTTTAACTTTAGTTTCTGGGTTTGTAACCTCTATTACATGTCTTAATCTTGGCATACTTTCAAAAAAATCAGATATATTTTTAAATTGTTCTGTATTTAAAGAATCAAAAAACTCTGTCAATTCTTTAGAAGTAATATCTATCTTATTGTATATGTCTTCACCATAATGTATTTCCTCTACACAATTTTGTATCATTTCAAACATAACTTCTGTTTGATTTTTTTTATTTGTACTTTTAAAAGAACTTAGAAGTGGATATCCAAATATCACTTTAACATCATCAGTTATTTCAACAATATTATTGTGATTATCTGTCATAGCACATTCTACTTCTTCAAGATTAACTAATACATTTACTTTTGTTTTTTCATCATCTGGGCAAGTTACTTTTACTTCTACTTTCTCACCGACTGATTTACTTCTTAATTTTAAAAAAATATATTCTGCATCGAATAGTGGGCATGTTTCTGGGTCTACTTTACCAAAAGTACAATCTTTGATAAGTTGGCTCATTGCATCAATAGTTTCACTATCGCTGTTTGATTCTTGTGACATCAATAATATTTTTTGTTCTTTCACTAGGAAAGGTCTATATTTTATATCTTTACCTGTTGATGGTAGGGTTAAGGTATAAGTCTTGGTTTCAAGTTTAGGTAAGGCCATGATTTTTCACTCCGTAATTTTAAAATAATTTTCTCAATACTTTGGGTATATTGTTTATAAGTTTTCTTTCAACTTGATTTGCAAGAACACCTTGCAATCTTTCAAGTAGTGGTTTTGGTAAGTCTGCTTCGTCTGTTAAGTTTTTCCAATATCTGTAACTAAATGTTACATCACAAGTTTGTGGTGTAGTTGCAGGTGATGCATCTAATTGTTGTGCAGCTATGTTTTTTGGAAAACATTCTACTAACTCAACACCATATCTTCTATTATCATTCTTATCTAAACTATAGATTTCAATCTTACCAACATAGTCATCATAATATTGCAGTGCCCATGTGTTAGTATCATATGATAATCTTTGCCAAGTTTCAAAAAATTGTTTTTCTTTGTAGTTACTTGACTGATAAAAGTTTGCAGTAACTTCAGCAAAAGAAAATCCATTGACTATATCTCTTGTTGGACCATAGATATTTGTATCTTCAACTGTGTCTAGATTTCTGCCAGGAAATT